AGAGCAGACGCTTTCTACACAGCACATATTCTGGCGGCAAAACCGCAAGAAAAAATCAACGCGGCACTAAAGGAGCGCGAGCAGGAATGACTAACGCAGACAGAATAAGAAGTATGACAGATGATGAACTGTATGAGTTTTTAAGTATGTATGAAGTTGGAGATTTTGATTATTCCGTTACATTTTGCGATATGTGCAAAGAAAGCGGGAACAGTTTGAATTTAGATTGCGATGGTTGTAGGCGACACTGGCTCAAGTCAGATGCAGATGACTACAACGGAATAAATTCATTCCCCGATTTTAAGGTAGGTGAGCAGGAATGAGTAAAAGAAAGAATGAAAGATTGACTATGTTTACGCCTGCCGGATACGTTGAGCTCGACCCGGTAGACATAATTCAAAACAGATATTCGGCAGAGAATTTCAGGAAGATCATACAAAAACTCGGAAACTATGAAGGCTTAGAAGAAGCCGGCATGCTGATTAAATTACCATGCAGACCCTATGAGCTTGTCTGGGTAGCTGACGAACATAGCGTGCGGGAGGCGAAGTTCACATCAAACGCAGCGATTGTCAAAACCATGGAAGATGGAGCCGGAATCGGCAGAACCGCAGAAGAAGCGGAAGCAAATTTCAAGGGAGCGGCTGTACTTAGATGGCCGCATCAAAAGGAGCGTGAGCAGGAATGAGTTGATGGAGTAGGAAGTATGGGTATGAATACTATTTTGATTTTGATGACTATTTTGATTTTGATGATGTAGAAGAGGAGGACGAGGAATGACATATGAGGAAGCAATGGATAGGTGCTCCATCATCCGGGACACGCTGACATCCGGGCATTCGATAAGGATTGAGCCTACATTGGAAAACATCGAATGGGCGACAATGTGTGCCGAGGCAGCAGAAAAGTTGATATTGAAGAAGAAGAAATTCGTCGAAAGAGCGAAGGAGTAGAGCGGGGAAGAATGACAAGGACTGTGGCTCTAAACAAAATCTATAATCAAGACTGCATGGACGGGATGAAAGGAATCCCGGACAAATTTTTCAATCTGGCGATTGTAGATCCGCCATACTTCTCCGGCCCGGAGCGGAGAGGTTTTTATGGACGGCGAGTCAGCCCGATAGGTGTGCAGCGGCATTATGAAAAATCCGAAAACTGGGATGTTCCGACTGCGGAATATTTTGACGAACTAATCCGGGTATCGAAAGAGCAGATCGTATGGGGCCGCAACTATTTTGATTATCCTTTTGGGCCTGGGTGCATTGTCTGGGATAAGGTCAATGGTAATAGCAGTTTTTCAGATTGTGAAATTGCCTATTGCAGCATGCATGACAGCGTGCGCTTATTCCGCTATATGTGGAATGGGATGATGCAGGGCGCATCCATGCTAAACGGTGCCGTTCAGCGTGGCGACAAGCGGCTGAATGAAAAGCGGATACACCCAACACAGAAACCGATAGAGCTATACAAATGGATTCTATACACCTATGCAAAGCCCGGATTCAAGATACTGGACACACACGTTGGCTCCGGGAGTAGCATCATCGCATGCATTGACATGGGCTTTGAATATCTTGGATTTGAAATCGCCCCACACTATCACAGCTTAGCAGAGGAGCGAATCAAGGAATTTCAGGCACAGATTAGAATGAACATTTAAAAGGAGAATGAAATGAGCGAAAGACTGACCATGTTCACGCCTTGCGGCTATGTAGAATGTGACCCTATAGACGTATACCAAAACGAATATTCGCCGGAAAACTTCGAGAAAATACTCACAAAGCTCGGATGCCACGAGGATTTAGAGGAAGAAGGAAGGTTAATTAAGCTACCTTGCGCGATAGGAGATAAGCTGTTTTTTATCAAAGAAATAGGAAAGGAAGCAAAAATCATCGTCGAGCGAAAAGTCACAGGGTTTTCGATTGAGAAAACTGGCATGTGGATAACTTACGGAGACCGAAGGGTTAACGGAGAAGTATACAGGTCCAATATCAATGCCCAAGATATCGGCAATACGGTATTTTTGGATAAAGAAACCGCCATAGCAGCACTGAAGGAGCGTGAGCAGGAATGAGTAATAAAATGCGAAAGATGATAAAAAGAGCAAACGAATGGCATCGAAAACATGACAATATGCCGAAAACTAAACATGCAATGACATACCAATGCCGAAAGTGCGGAAAGTCGTGGAGAATGTGGTTACAAACAGGACTTGAAGAACATGGGGAAAATCATAAACCTGTTCCGTTTGCAATAATGTGCAAGTGTGGTGGAATTGCAGAACATGTGCGATGGAGCGAAGATATTCGCTTGACAGAGCCAGCACCAATTACAGATGCCATGAACTATTTTGCAAATGTTCCAGAGATGGATTGTGGAAAACCAATTTTGAGATAGGCAGGTGAGCAAGAATGACCTATGAAAAATCACTGAAACACTATGAAGAAAACGTATGTAGGTTTTGCAGAGCGAAGCATTGCGAGAATTGTCCGACAGCAACAGCTAAAACAGCAATGGAAAAGCAGATTCCAAAGAAGCCAATTTCCATAACGATTTCTGGAATATCAAGATACAAAAGTGGGGCTTGCAAATGCGGAACTGCCATCGTAATGGCTTATAAATGCTGTCCTTCTTGTGGACAGGCTATAGATTGGAGTGAGGGAGAATGAATAAAGGAGAGGCAATCAAAATATTAAACTCAAAAGCAATGAACACTGTCGGAATATTGAACCGCTTAGACCCCAACTGTAGCGAAGCAAAAGCCTTGTGGCGGGAAATAGAGGCACTGAATATGGCAATGGAAGCCTTGAAAGAGTACGAAAAGGAGGAATCATGAAAATCTATCTATCAGGCCCGATAAGCGGGATTGAAAACTACAAAGAAAACTTCGCCGCGGCAGAAAGAGAAGCACGCGAAAAACTATCTGACTGGGAGCCGGAAATATTCAACCCGGCAAACATCATCCTGCCGAAAGATGCGACCCATGAAGACTACATGAAGATCTGTATGCAAAAGCTCGCGGACTGTGACACTATCTACATGTTAAACGGCTGGCAGGAAAGCCGCGGCGCATGCCGTGAATACGGATACGCACTCGGCAGACAAATGGCAATCTTCCACCAGCCCAAACCCGAAAAGGACAAAACATTCGCAGAGCGCGTAATGGACAAGCTAAAAAGAATTTACGAGGAGGATTCAAAATGAAGAAAAATCCAGGAAGAAAAGAACTTAGAGACCGCCTCCGGGCCAAAAGAAAAGAGGCCGGTCGCAAAAAAAATGAAGCTGCACAACGCGCTGCAGCAGGAAAAGAAACTTTACTTATTATAACCTCACCGCCGCAGGAAGCCCCTGCGGCATAGCTATCGGCGGAAGGGATTTATCCGGTTCGACTCCGGATCTGCCGGCCTAAACCTACTATTATATATATAAGAAAGAAAAAGGCGCTCGGTATGAGCATTCGGCACTTGCTATTCTTATTAACATAACGACGGAGAAGATAATGGGAAAGTTCGAGAGAATTATCTACAGAGCAGGAAGAACCCTGCTCATAAAGGAAAAAGCAAAAAGGGTAAGAATCAAAGGCGAAAAAAGGATGCCGAAAATGACCATCACCACAGAGAAGGTATGGGAATATAACCTCAGGATGGCAATCTTTGATTTGACGCTCTTATTAAACGCGAACTTCCGTCCGGGTGACTGGAGCATAAAGCTGACCTTTGAAAAGGAACTGCCAATTGAAGAAGTAAAAGCTGCAAGAGATAAATTCATGAGAAAGCTCCGTGATTTATGTAAAAAAGAAAACATCACCCTCAAGTGGATACTCGTGCCGCACGTGGCGGGAAAAAAATATCATTTTCACCTAATCTGCAATCAGGAAGTGCCGTATGCACTAATCAAAAAAGCATGGACATCCGGACACGCAATCGAAAAAGCGCGTCTGTGGGATAATCCGAATTACTATCAGCTCGCATTTTATCTGATGCACGAGGCACGCGAACTGCGGGACCTAAAAGCGGAAAGCGAAGAAGAAATCCCATTCACGAAGCGTTACTCGAGCAGCAGAAACCTCATAAAGCCCGTCGGAGACAAAGAAGAGCTCACAAGGTGCGACATCGAAGCAGAGCCAAAACCAAGAAAAGGCTACATCATCGATGGCGAAGTCCAACGATACGAAAATCTCATAAACGGCTTGCCGTGCAGAGAGTACATACAGGTATCAGTTGAAGAGGTACCGCGCTACAGAAAGAGCAACAGGGTAACCATGGCCACAGGAGAAAGAATGCCATTTACAAAACTTCTCCGCCAGGCTTACGAGGAAAGCGAAGCCTATAGGGGAATTCAAGAGGATATGTTTGACAGCCTAAGCCTTTAGGCTGATTTACAATGCGATGAAAGGAGAGAACATGAAGCGAAACGATGTAATGCAAGCGTACTATATCCACAGAGAGATTACGATGTGGGAAAACAAGCTAAAACAACTCAGAGAAAACTCAGAAGCAAAAGCATCACCCACATACATCCAAGGCGGGAGGTCCGAGAACATGATATCAGACCCAACCGGCGGATCGGGCACAAGGTACGCGGAAATAGAGGGAATCATTGACGGGCTTCTCGCAGAAGTCAAAATCGCTGAAAAGAATATCATCATCTACATAAACACCATCACCGATTCTCTTGAGCGGCAGATTGTGTTTTACAGGTGTGTGGAGTATCTCCCATGGAAAAAGGTCGCACACAAAATCGGTGGCGGAAATACTGCGGACGGTGTGAGAAAAAGATTTGACCGGATGTTTCCGCGAAAAAAATAAAAGTTGTCCGTTTTGTCCGCTATAGGTATGCTATTATGGTATTGTGAGAAGTAAGAGATTTTGAAGAGGTTATCCTTTTTTATTAATACACACATGCGAAGAGACGCTGCCGAAAGGTGGCGTTTTTTCGTAGAAAATTTTAGCACTTTGGCACCATGCGCATGTGTGCGCGTGCGTGCGCGATACATTATATCCCCAAAAGAAAGGAGGCTGTTTTGGGAAAGTACGAAGAAAAGGTCTTGCCGAGGCTTGAGGAGATTGGGGCATGGGCAAAGGAAGGATGGACGGAAAAAGAGATTGCAGACGAGTTGAAGATATCCTATTCCGGATTTAGGAACTATAAAAAACAGCACTTAGAGCTCGAGGGTGCCTTGACAGAGAATAAGAAGATTGCAGATGCCGCTGCAAAAGGCGCGCTGTTTCAGAAGGTAGTTGGCCAGTCCTACGTCAAAGAGATTAAAGAACGTAACGAAGACGGAAAACTGGTCACAGTAAGAAAAGAAACCGTTGTGATTCCTCCGGACACGCAGGCGGCGAAGTTCTGGCTGGCGAACCGCGACCCGGAAAACTGGAAAAACCGAGAAACAAAAGACATCAATGCTCATGTTGATGCGAACATTGAGGACTTCATATGAACTTCACAGCTGAGTTTTTAATTGACAAAAGAAAAAGTCTGTGGGAAGAAAAACAAGACATTGAAGAGGATTACCGATACCGGATAGCAGCGGCGAAAGAGATCCTAAAAGAACCGGAGCTCTTAGGCAATATCAAAAGACACCCCGAGAAGCTCATCGAACTTGAATTTGTAATCGTTGATAAGAAAAAGGCGGTCGTACCGTTCTTTTTAAACGATGTGCAAAGAGACTTTATCAAGAGGCTGAATAGAGCTATAGAAGAATTTGAAGAGGGAAAACGAAACGAAATCGGTTTCCTCATTCTGAAGGGCAGGCAGCAGGGATTCACAAGCCTCATCACTGCCTATCAACTCACGGCATCAATTCTGCACAAGAACTTTGAAGGGCTTACACTGGCAGATGACGAGTCGAACGCCCAGACAATCTTCGAAAACAAAGCGAAATACCCGCACAGTCAGCTGCCCCCGATGCTAAAACCAACCGAAAAGTTCAACAATCGAAAAGAACTGAGGTTTAGCAGGATTAACAGCGCATGGGCAGTAGCAACTGCGACGAAAAACGTCGGACGATCGAGAACGATAAACTTCTTCCACGGGTCAGAAGCCGCCTTTTGGCAGATACCGATGGGGCAGATGCAGGCGGCGATGAAGCCCGCACTCACGCCGGACTGCATCGCCATATACGAGACAACCGCAAACGGATTTAACGACTTTAAAGAAATGTGGGATTCCGGGACGTACATCAAATGTTTTTACGAATGGTGGAAAACCAAAGAATACCGTCATAGCTTCGAAAACGAAGAAAAAGAAAAAGAGTTTGATGAGATCATAAAAAACGGCAAAGACTGGATTTCTGACCGCCTGCGATGGCTCAAAGAAATAGGGCTAAAAAAGGAGCAGCTGTACTGGTACTACAATACTTACCAAGGCATGGCGGATAAAGAGAAAATCAAACAGGAATACCCTTGCACGCCGGAGGAAGCCTTCTTGATGTCAGGAAGACCGGTGTTTAACATCGAAAACATCATAAAACGCATTGCACATCTCCGTGAGAAGTACAAAGAAAAGCCGTACAAGGAAGGCTACTTCAAATTTGAGTGGGAAAATCCAAAGAACGAGGACAAAATCATTAATTCCAGCATCAAGTTTATCGAATCGTCAGAAAAAAACTGGATAAGGATTTACGAAGAACCGGAAGAGGGCACACCTTACGTGCTCGGAGGAGATACCAAAGGCGAGGGAAGCGACTTCTATACCGGGACCGTCATAAACAACATCACCGGAAACCGGGTTGCGACATTTCATAAGAATTTAAGTATATCAAACCCATACACGCACCAGATGTATTGTATGGGCTATTACTTTAACCGCGCACTAATCGGCATCGAAATCAACTTCAACACCGGGCCAACCGAAGAACTTCAGCGTCTGAATTATCCGCGGCAGTTCGTAAGAAGAAAATTCGACGAATACACAAAGAAGATAGAGCCCCGTTACGGCTGGAAAACAGACGGAACATCTCGGCCGCTCATCATCGACCGGTATGCAACACTTCTTTTTGAGCATTTGGAGTTGATAAATGACATACCAACGCTTGAAGAGGCAATGACATTCATCTACGACGAAAAAGGCCGACCAGATGCAATGGCTGGCAAGCACGACGACCTTCTTTTTTCAGACATGATTGCTGAGCAAATCAGAGAGCAGCAGTCGCGCAAAAACGAAAAAGACGTCAAGAAGATGAAATACACAAAAGAAATGTGGGAGGACTACCGAAACGCAAGTCCTGCTGAGAGAAAGCGCATTGTTGAAGTATGGGGAGAACCAAACTAAGGAGGAAAAATGAGCAAGTTATCACTGTGGCAGGAACGCCACGACAGAGCAAAGAGCGAGTTTGAGGGCATCAAACGTCAAATGATCAAAAACCACAGGCAGTACAACGGAACGCTTCAACCCGAAAGAGGTGCAGAAGTAACCTGCATATATAATTTCACGAAAGAGCTGATAGAGTCGGCAATCGACCCTTCGCTACCGTACCCAAAAGTTGATCCGGTAGTAAAGACCGAAGAGAACGTTCTTCTTGCGCGAAAAATTGAGGCGATGATTGTGGGCGAAATAAAGCGTCTGAATCTCGAGCCTTTTAACGACCTTGATGAGCGAATCACAAAGTCGATGGGCGGCGATGTGGCACTGATCGAATGGAATACGCGAATCAAGACGCACAGCACGGTTGGCGATATCGACATCCGGCAAATCAAACCTACAAGATTCATACCGCAAGACGGCGTTTTTGACGTTGAGCGAATGGACTACTACTTCTTGGAGTTCGAAGACACGAAGGAAAACATCCGGAAGATATACGGAATCGATGTTGATGATGAAACAACAGACCCCGAAGATGTCGAAAGCAGGTCTGACGATATCGTGACACAGAAATGGGCAATTTTCAAAAACAGTGAAGGCAGTATAGGCGCATTCTCTTGGGTAGGGGACAAAGTCCTTGTCGACAATGAAAAATTCCAGCAGCGTTCCAAAAAGGTGTGTATAAACTGCGGGCTTCCAAAGCCGGCGGGAGAAAATAAGTGCTCTTGCGGAACCCGCCGCTGGAAAACGCACAGCCTCGACTTCGAAGAGCTGACAGAAGATATCTTAGATGAAGAGGGAAACATCCTCGTTCCGGCAATGCAGACCGCCCGGGACGAACTCGGAAACCTCAAGTACCGGGAAGAAGAGATACCCGTGGAAGAGATGAATCCTCTGACAGGTCAGATGGAGCAGCAGTACGAGCAGATTTTTGACGAGAAGATGAACCCGATCGGTGACCGCCCGATGACAGAGATTGTCGAAACCGCTTACGAAGAACCGACGAGAATCCCGTACTATGTTCCGAAGAACTACCCGATAGCAATCCGAAAGAACGTATCACAGCAAGATGCTGTGTTTGGAGAGTCCGATGCCGAAATGATCTTTGAAATGCAGGACAAGGCGAACAAAATCGCCACACGCCTAATCCAAAAAGCATTCAACGGCGGAAGAATTCTCACAAAAATGAAAAAGAGTGACTTCAACTTCGACAATGACCTGCAGGTAATTGAGATTGAAGCAATGGACGAGCTTGCGGCAATCAAAAGTGTTGATTTGACATTCGACACTTCTTCGGAAATGTCGCTCATCAATCAGCTTTACTTCTGGGCAAAATCTCTTCTTGGAATCAACGATTCTTCACAAGGAAAACAAGACACAACCGCAACTTCCGGCCGCGCAAAAGAAGCGCAGATATCAAGAGCGCAGGCCCGGCAAGCTTCCAAAGTGACGATGAAGAACAACTTCTATCGGCAGATTTACCGTCTGATTTTTGAGTTTGCGCTGGCGTACATGGATGAGCCGAGAAATTACCCGTCGAAAACCGAGGCGGGCGAAGAGGAAGACATCACCTTCAACCGGTATGAATTTTTAAAGCAAGATCGGTTCGGTAACTGGTACTATAACGACCAGTTCATCATAACAACCGATGCCGCGGGAAGTTCGGCAGAAAACCGGCAGTATAATCTGGAACTCATGCTTGCCGATTATAATGCCGGACTGTACGGCGACCCGAAGGACCCGGAAACTATTCTGACATTCTGGAAAGACAGAGAATCCATGAACTACCCGAACGCAAAGCGTCAAGTAGCACGCTGGCAGGAAAAAGTGGACGAACTTAAAGAGGAACAAGAGTTAATGCAGGACCTAATGCAGCCGCCGGGAGCAGTTCCGGAGCAGGAAGGAGTAGGCGATGAAATGCAAATGCAAATGTGAAGCCAAGGTAAGGCGAGGCGAGCCGATTGAAGAAGGAGGAAAGGCTTATTGGCAACAAATCTTCTTTTGCGATAACCCGCAGTGCCCGAACTACAAAAAAGATATTGGACTTCGGAAGGTAAATATTTTTGACGAAACAGACATCATTGAGGAATCCTCCTTATGATATATGCTTGCGCCGGGCAAGGATAAAACCCGGCAATTTTTATTTCAAAGAAAGGAAAAACACAAGATGGATGGAAACGAATTAAACGCTTTATTCGGAATCGAAGACGAAGCGCAGGATGGAGTCGTGGACCAGGAAGGCGAAGTTACGGACGAAGGAGCGGGCGACCTCGAAGATACTGAGCTCGATCAAGAGGAAGACGCAGATGGAGTCGCAACCCATCAACAGGCGCCGGAAACAAATCATCAGTTTGCGGAAGCAAGAAAAGCCGCAGAACAGGAGACAAGAAGAGCAAGAGAAGAAGCAAGGCTTGCACAAGAACAAGTGAGCCTGCTGCAAAACGCGCTCAGAGGCTTTGGCTACGAAGGCACGCCGCAGGAAATTGCAGATGCCATCGAGGCCACAAGAAGCCAGCGCACGATTGAAGAGGTGGAGGCTGACCGCTTGCAGAGAGAAGAGGAATTCAGCAAGCAAATCGCAAATCACCCGGATGTCGTACGAGCGCGAGAACTCGCTCAAAGCATTGTCGAAGAACGGAACAGAGAGCTAATCGCAAACGAGCTGAGAAACATCCAGCGAATTAACCCAGAGGTTAAAACCGTTGCAGACCTGAGAAACCTCGGCGAAGACCAGGACTATTTCGACTTCCTCGTGGAATCGAAAGGCATGCACATTGATGCCGCGTATAAAAAGGTTATGCAGGGAAAGACGCCGCAGACACAGGTAAAGATTGATACACGCGAAAACATTCAGACCTTTAACGGCTCTGAAGGAGCAACTGTGGCAGACATTCCAAAAGACGAGGAGGCTCTTTGCATGGAATTAAACCCGGGGATGAGCAAAGAAGAAATCAGAAAGTACTACCAAAAGTACCAGAAAGGAGCAAGACGATGAAAAAACCAACATATGCCGGAAAGATTACAAACAAAGGCAGCCAGACGGTAGAAGCTATCTTCAAACCGGAAAACGGCAAGAAGGGCATTGTAAAGAAAGGCGACGACCTTAGAGTGAAGGGAGGCAAGAGATAATGAAACTTTATCAGAGACACGACGCGTCACTACCGCCGCTTGAGCTTGTGCCATGTGCGGCAAGTACGGCTTATAAAATTGGCATGGGCCTTGTTATATCCGGCGATTCAGCGGCAAAAGTAGGCGCGCAGGAAGTGCCGGAATACATCTGCATGTCAAACAAAACCGGAGCCGCCGGAGAATTCATTCAGGCAATCCGTGTCAGCAAAGACGACACCTACATAGCGGCACTGTCTGCAGCAGGAACCGGCTTAAAGGTCGGCGACAAAGTAACCATTGATGCAGACGGCATTCGCGTAACGGCAACCACAACCGCTTCAAACGCAGCAGTAGGCGTTGCCAAGATTGTAGCATTCGGAACATCAGAAAAGGCATCGGGAGATGATGTCTTAATTAAATTTTAGGAGGTAAACATGGGCATTATTTTCTCTGAGGGCTCCGGCGTTAACGATTCCATCTTCGGAAAATGTCAGACCCCGATTAAGATTTTTATGGAAAAAAGAACAGAAGCATTTGAGAATGATTCTGTTATCGAAAAACTTTTCAGCATGCAGAAATCGAAGAATTTCGCAGAAAAAGCAACCGGTATGACATCCATGCACGGGTTCTCACCGGTAGGCGAAGGCGGCGCATATCCAAAAGACGAAATGCAGGAAGGCTATAGCCAGACATTTGAGCACGAGACCTGGAAGGACTCCTTCTCCATTACATCCGAAATGGCAGAAGACAGCGTTCTCTTAAACCTCAAAAAGAGACCGGCGGCGTTCCTTAACGGCTATCACAGAACAAGAGAACTTTTCGGAGCGGCACTTTTCGGAGCAGCGCTTTCCGGAAGCAATGCGGCCACAATGCGCGGCAAGAAGTTTAAGACAACCGCAAACGATGGACTTACGCTGTTTAACACCGCACATACATCTATCACAGGCGAATGTGACGATCAGTCTAACAAATTCACAAACGCATTTTCTGCAGATGTGCTCGGCAAGATTGAGTGTGAGATGCAGAACTTAAAAGACGACAACGGAAACATCCTTGCGGTGACACCGGACACAATTATCATTCCGAACCTTGCCAGCCTCAAGAAGTCCGTATTCGAAGCAATCGGCGCAGATAAAGACCCAGCGACGGCAAACAACGGATTCAATTACATGTTCGGACGCTGGAAGGTTGTTGTATGGGCATACCTTAACCAGTACATCGCATCCGGAACAGCACCGTTCATCCTGATGTCTTCCCAGTATAACGAAGACTACGGCGGAGCACTTTGGTTCGACAGAAGAGAGCTCACAATGAAGTCTATCATCGACGAAAACACAGACGACAACGTTTGGAAGGGTAATGCGAGATGGTGTGCAGGCTTCAATGACTGGAGAGCATTCGCAGTCGGCGGCGCATCGGCAGGAACAACACTTACTTAATGAGAAGAGAGTGGGAGCATTATTTTGCTCCCCTCTTTTTGAGGTTTTTGAGAAAAAAAGAAAGGAGCAAAAGATGATTGCAGCAGGATTAAAAAAAGGTGACAAATTTGAAGACGCAGGAAGATACTTCGTAGTTGAAGAGGTTACCAAAGACGGGAACTACATTTCAAGAGAAATCAAAGAAGAACAGGCAAAACCAAAGAAGAAAAAGAAGACAGACGAAGCTGACGATTCAAGCGAAAAGGAAACAGACGAAGCTGACGATTCAAGCGAAAAGGAAACAGACAAGGAGTAAAAAATGAAGTGGAGCGAGATTAAGCTGGCGGCACTGAAGAAGATTGACCCTGCGGTCGCATCTCTCATGCCGACGCGAAACACAAAAGATTATCTCAATTCAATCATACCTGCAGCAAACAGAGGACTGTTTGACCTCTCCACCGCGGGAAAATTCATCATCAAAGAGCATTGCATTAACGTTCCGGAGAGCAGAAATCTCTTAGCGGCAGTAAAAACCGTGCAGCACATCAACGACGACATTGCATACACGGCAGATGGTGCAAAAGCGTTTTACTTCGAGGCAACAGGTCCTTCAAAAGTAAATATCTATGTCGGAGAAACACTTGCGCTGACGAAGGAAATCGGGGTGCAGAGCGATTTTGAAGTGGTAAAAGGCATAATTCCTAACGAGGAGAAAAAAACGGTCAAAATCGTTTTTTCGGGTTCCTATCCTTATCAATTGAGGAACATCGCATTGTATGAAATCACATTCCCGGATGATGAATCGGTATGGGACTTTGCGCCTATACTGAGAATTGACCTTAAGACGGTCACGAAGGACTTTTACAGACTTGTGACGACCGATGTCGTAAGAGAGAAGGACGGCTCGTACATCAAATTTAAAGACTATGAATGGGAAGGCGACAGCACGCTGATTCTGGATGGACTTACGGAAGGTAATTACAAAGTGCATTACTTTGCTTATCCAAAAGAGATCACCGCGGAAACGCCTGACGACTATGAACTTGAACTTGATCCGGAAGTGGCGGCGCTGCTTCCGGTGTATATTGCAGCCGAACTTTACGAAGACGACGACAGTTCAATGGCGTACTACTTCAGAGAACAGTACAACGAAGCAAAACAAAGACTTGTGCCGACACAAACGCACGGTAAAGCAAAATTCGTCGATAGATGGGGGTGGAGCTGATGAACGCACCGAAAGCAAAGACCGTCTACGGCATAAGAATCAAAGACTTTGCCGGAATAGACCTGAGAAACGCACCATCAAAGGTAGACTTTAGCAGAAGCCCCATGTGCGTCAACATGATAAGGGAAACGGTTGGAAACAACCGAAAAAGACACGGCTATGAGACTGTACTAACACTCGACGGTAAGGTGAATGGTTTCCATAAACTGAAGACCGCATCGCTTGACAAGGTACTGATTCACGCCGGCACAAAGATATATGAATATGTGGAAAGCACAGAGGATGTATCCGTTTTATATCAGAATGCAAATAACGCATTTTCGATGTCAAGGCAAATCGCCTCGAAGTTGTACATCCTCGACGGTGCGAATTTTCTTGTCTATGACGGAACAACCATACAAAAGACAGAGGATGTTGCGTATATACCGACAGTAAGCTTCGCGAAGACTTATTCAGGAGCAGGCACGAGCCTTGAGCCGATAAATCTTCTCACGCCGAAGAGAAAGGAACAATTCATAGGCGATAGCGAGCACCTTACATACCAGCTCGGTGCAACCGACATTGACGAAGCTGCCGTGCTCATCGAAGTCACAAACGAGACCGGAGGGAGAGACACTCTCACTGAGAACACGGACTTCACGGTTAATCGAACGCTCGGGACGATAACGTTCACAGAAGCAAAACCCACGCCGAGCGGCGCGGGGACAGACAACATTTTTGTAACCTACTCAAAAACGGTCGCAGGATACGCGGACAGAATAAAAAAGTGTGACATATGCACGCTGTTTGGAATGAACGGCCAAAGAGACCGCATTTTCGTTTCCGGAAACCCCGACTATCCAAACTATGACTGGTACTGCAAAGTGAATAACCCTGCGTATTTCGGTGATACGTGGTACTCAGTAATAGGCCAGGATGATTCTGCGATCACAGGATACTCAATTCTCAACGGAAACCTCGTGACTTACAAAAACGGCGCAGCCAACGACAGTAATGTCATCCTGCGGCAAGGAATTTACGACAACAACGCCAATCAGATAGTATTCCAGACGATAGGAAATTACGAAGCGGTTGGAGCACTCGGAAAGCACACCTTTGCAACCCTCAAGAATGAACCGATGTATCTCACGACGGAAAAGTCAATCCATGCAATCACGCCATCTGATGTACTCGGCGAGCGGTCTTCACAGGAGAGATCCTATTACATTTCAACAGAGCTTGCAAAGGAAGCGAACATTGAAGAGGCTTACGCGGCAGAGTACAACGACTTTTACATGCTTGCAACCGGAGACAGGGTATACATCCTCGACACACTTCAGGCGGCATACGAAAGAAACACACCGTACTCTAATAGGCAGTATGAAGCTTACCTCTGGACCGGAATAAACGCAAGAGTGATTGGAGAAATAAGCGGCAGGCTGTTCTTCGGGACTGCAGACGGAAAGCTGAAGAGATTTTTCAATGTGGATGTTGGCGGATTCACAGATGATGGAGCCACAACAAACAAGACGATTGAAATAGACGGCCAAGAAGTCACAACGAAAGAAAGCTTTCCGTGCTACTGGGAAACGGGCGAGATATACACCGGAAGCAGTACTGACCATTCGGAGCTGAAGAAAACCTTCAGGCATCTTGCTGTTGCGTTGAACGCCTACCCGCACACTGGATGCAGAATATGGGCAAAAATCGACGGAATCTGGGAAGTGCTTTTTGATTACGACTCATCGGCAAACTATTTAGATTTTTCAGATATTGACTTTAACGATTTTTCGTTCAGAACAGATGACACACCGACACTTGTCGGCGGGAAATTTAAAGCAAAGAAAGTTTTACACATCCAATTCAGATTTGAAAATTCAAAGCCGCAGCCGTTCTCGGTTCTTTTTGCGAAAGCCAAGTACACGGTAGGTAATGAATATCGAAAGTAAAGGAGAGACAATGGGATTATCAGATTATAAATTTACCGAAAATGATTTTTTCGGAAAAACCATTGCGGACTTATCCGACACACCATCCTCAGATGGCATGACAGCTGCCGACTTAAAAGCTCGATTTGACCTCATTCCAAAAGTCCTGATAGCCCTAGGCAATTTCAATGAGCTTATAGACAAGCTATCAGAGCTCGGAATAGATGGCGCAGTTGTCTCAGGCAATCTTGAGCAAATTAAATATATTCGATTAAACGAAGATGGCGTAATAGAAACATCGGCAGACGGGTCGACATGGGCGCAGACAGCATCGTCGGGACACAAAATTTTTGACGAAAAGGGAAAGGAATACCCGCAGCGAGCAAGACTTAAGTTCCTCAACACTGATGTTTCAGATGACGGAACATATACGATCATACGAGGAGTAAAAGGCGAAATCGGACCACAAGGAGAAAAGGGAGACAAAGGCGACAAAGGCGACACTGGAGAAAAAGGCGAAAAAGGAAACACCGGAAGCGTGCTTGTGCCGACTGTCAACGCCGCGGGGATTATCTCTTGGGAGCTACAGGAACTGCCGGTGACCCCTGCACCGCAGTCCATCCGAGGACCGCAGGGCATTCAAGGCGTGCAAGGTGAAGCCGGAGCGACAGGCCCTAGAGGCCCACAGGGCATCCAAGGAGTTCAAGGGGTCCAAGGCCCGCAAGGAAAACAAGGTGAACCGGGTGCAGAGGGCGCGACAGGTGCGACAGGCCCACAAGGAAATAGAGGTCCACAAGGCCCACAGGGCGAAAAAGGAGCAAAAGGTGACCAAGGAGAGCCAGGCGAACAGGGGCCTAGAGGACCACAGGGCGTCCAGGGCGACACTGGCCCACAAGGAGAAAAAGGAGAAAAAGGCGACCAAGGAGTCCAAGGCGTAAGAGGCCTGCAAGGCATCCAAGGGCCAAAAGGCGAAAAAGGCGATCAAGGGGAGCCGGGAGAGCAAGGCCCCAGAGGTATTCAAGGAATTCAGGGCATCCAAGGAGTCCAAGGCAAACAGGGCGAAAAAGGCGCGACAGGCGACACAGGGCCGCAAGGCCCACAAGGCATTCAAGGAGTTCAGGGCAAGCAAGGTGAACCAGGTGCAACCGGCCCGCAAGGAGCTACAGGCGCAACCGGTCCACAAGGGCCAACTGGAGCACAGGGCCCACGAGGTGAAAAGGGCGCTGACGGAAATTCCTTTACGATTCAAGACATTTATCCGACACTAGCCGCGCTTAAAGAAGCATATCCTACCGGCAACGAATACGCTTATCAAGTAACTTCGGAGAATAAAGAGATTTTCATTTGGAGCGAGCTTGAAAGCGACTGGAAGAGCCTTGGCGCACTGCAAGGACCTGCCGGCCCGCAAGGAGCTACAGGCGCAACCGGGCCACAAGGAGCGACCGGTGACACCGGCCCTCAGGGCCCACAGGGCCCACAAGGCATTCAAGGAATTCAAGGCAAACAAGGTGAACAGGGCCCGAAAGGAGATACGGGTGAGCAGGGCCCACAGGGCGAACAAGGCATCCAAGGCATCCAAGGACCAAAAGGAGACACAGGGCCTGCTGGCCCACAGGGCGACACCGGCCCGCAAGGTGAGAAAGGCGAGAAAGGAGACACCGGCCCACAAGGCTTAAAAGGCGACACTGGCCCGCAAGGCGAGAAAGGTGACAAAGGCGATCAAGGAGAACAAGGGCCAAAAGGAGACACCGGTCCACGGGGCCCACAAGGCGAACAAGGAATTCAAGGAATCCAAGGAGAACAAGGACCAGAAGGAGAGCAAGGCCCACAAGGCCCGCAAGGAAATCCCGGTGCGAACGGCACGAACGGCAAAAGCGCATATGAACTGGCGCAAGAAGCGGGGTATACCGGAACAGAAAGTCAGTTCGCATCTACATTAAGTAATCTCCCCGAAAATACAAATACCGACTTGGAAAACAAAGTTGATAAGGTCTCGGGAAAAGGGCTGTCAGCAAACGACTATACCACAACTGATAAGAACAAGGTAGCGAACCTTCCAAGTAATACAAACACAGAACTAGCAAAGAAAGGTAATGCCGCCTTAATCACCGCAAACAACAAATCTGTACCAGTATCCGCGTGGGCGTCTGATACAACCTATACGGATTTTCCATTCCGTGCAGGAATCGCGATTACCGGCTGTACGGCAAACCATAAACCCGATGTTACCTTCTCACTTACAGACGCAGTAAGCGGTAACTATGCCCCGATTGCAGAAAGTTACGCAGGAGGGATATATATCTATGCGGCGGAAAAGCCGACAGCGGCATTAACGATTCCAACGATAACTCTCTTGAAGGAGGTGGGAGCATGATAGGAAGGTCAAATGCAGGCGGTGGCGGTGCAAAGGTTACTATTGACGGTGTAAAGGTGCAAGATGATTTGGCGTTGGTGAGTGATGTTAGGGATGTAGTGTTAGATATATATCCACAGTGCTCATTTTATAACGGCTTTGCTGTAGCTTTAAATGATGAAATTCATGTGTTCGGACATGATGTGACACATACTAGTAGTTTGATAGACATTACACAGCATTGCAAATGGAATGGAACAACATGGTCCAAAGTTAGTACATTACCAAGTGATATGAGGGCTGGTTCGGCAGTCGTATTGAATAATGAAATTCACTTAATCCATGGCACCGAGCATTATAAATTCAACGGCTCATCATGGACTAAACTTTCGACTTTACCTTATGAATTTTCAGATGGACGCATCGTGACTTTTAATAACGAAATCCATGCTATTGGAAGTTCAGATGGAAATGCGAGACGAGCCCATTACAAATGGAATGGCTCAACATGGTCCAAAGTTAGCACATTACCCATTAATTTCTATGGCGGAGGAGGTGCCATTGTTTATAACAACGAAATTCATATTTTAGGTGGGAGTCCGGGTTACTACACGTATCACTATAAATTCAACGGTTCAGCATGGACCTCAGTGGAAACGTTGACATTCAATTGCGGCACCAGTGCCTCGGCTTGCGTCAAAAACGGTGAAATCCATGTAGTAAATTATGAAGGTCATTATAAGTACAACGGCACAACATGGGATACACTAAATGCTCCACCTTATAGTTTTGATAGAACCAGACTTATATCGATGAATGGTACTATATATCTTCTAGGCTACTATGCCTATTCAAACCGTATTGAATACAATAAACTTTGCATATTGCAGAAAAAGTTTTATCAAATAGCATCATAAGAAAGGAGACAACATGAAAGATTTATATTACGAATTAACTTCTGACGGGTATCACATTTACGACCGTAATGATTCGTTATTCCACATTCACCAGTATGAGCCGTATATTCCAGACCATAGCAAGACCTATGAAGAGAACGCCAAAGCACAGATTCACGAGTTCATGGTGCAGGAATATGTGGAGGCTGTTACATCTAGCACTATGACTATCGACGCAGTTCCTGCTGAATACAAAGCGGAAGTAGAAGCGAAACTGCCGACACCGATAGAACCGACCTATACACTAGATGAAGCGGCAACCATATTAGCACAGGAGGTATCAGCATGAAACACGCAGACTTAGTAGCCTTTTTGAAGGCGGCAAGATTAACAGCGGACGATAATACCGCATTAACGGGAATGGAACTGTATCCTGTATGGGCGGTTGGAATAGCCGTAGCAAAAGATAGTAGATACCAGTATAATAGCAAGCTCTATAAGGTTGTACAAGCACACACCACGCAAGCAGACTGGACACCTGATATCGCACCTGCATTATGGGCGGTAATCGACGCAGAACACGCTGGCACACTGGAAGACCCGATTCCAGCCGTAGCAGGCATGGAATACATCAAAGGTAAGTACTACATTGAGGGCGAGACAATCTACCTGATGAACCGTGAGGGCATGGCAGACGGTGAATCCGTTGTACTGCACTACTTGCCGTCGCAGTTAGTCGGGCAGTATTTCGAAGCGGTATAAAACAGAACTACATCAGCCCTAATCGGGTGACTGCTCGGGAGGGCTGCTCAAAACAGCCGCAAGCCTTGTGCAGGGTAACGACTAAAAACAACAAAATCTGACAAAGAAAGGAGACGAACATGGGAAAAAAAGCAGGAAAAAAAACTGGGAGCGCATCGAATGCAATAAAGACGCCATCGTCTACGCCCACAAGTACTCCCGCTGCGAGCACAACGAAAACATACCTCGTAAAAGCCGGAGATACAGGCAGTTATGCTGACATAGCGAACAAAGCGCAAGCCTATCTAACCGGCGGGACATATACCCCAGGGCAAACGATAGATACAAACTGGTGGGGTGCGGGTGGCGGCAAGGCTCAGATGTACGGCAATAGCAAGACTTACAAAGGCCAAGCAATGACGTCGACGGACCTTGCAAAGGCGTATGAATACGCAAACCTTTATGATCAAAAGCAAGAAGAACAAAAACTTGCGCCATACCTTGAAATGCAAAACTACTATCAGCAAATCTTAGACACTCAGGATGCGCAATATGCAGCTAACCAAGAAGCGGCAATGCAAAGAACAGCGCAAACAATAGCAAGCATTAGGGCAAACGAAGACAACATCAACAACGACTTTGAAAAAGCACAAAAAGAGAATTATATCAATCAAATAATACAAAAAAATCAAATGAACGATTACATGTCGGCCATGGGTTATACAGGTGGCATGGCAGAATCAACATTGCAAGGAATTAACAACAACTATGCCACAAATCGGCAAAGCGCAATATCTGAAAGGGACAATGCGCTGAGACAAATCGAGCAACTTGTAGCCGAAGCGCAGGCAAGCGGAAATTCCGACCTTGCGGACATTGCAAACAACTACTACAACAGTTACGTCAAAGCACTTCAAAATCAAGCACAGATGAAATATCAAATCTCTGAGAACCAAAGAGACCAAGCAAACCTTGACCGAAACTACCTCCTTCAGCTTCGCCAGCAAGAGATGAACGAAAGAGCATACGAAGATGAAAGAAAAAGCGAAGTAGCAGAGAAGCTTGCATCAAATGACTTTGACGCGTTTCTCAACACCTACAAGGGCAAATACACAAAAGAGGCTACCTACAAGAAATGGATTGAGAATCTCAAAAAGATGTCAGACCCTTACGGCTACAACAAACAGAAGATTGCGTACCTTACACAGTACATCAATTCCGGAATGGGGAAAAAGAAAAAAGCGGGAAAGACCACGAAGTCAACGAATTCTGACGGACTGGAAAATGGCGGATCTGAAAACAATTCAGGTAATTATGAGTATGTGAGACAAAACGCATACACAAATATGTACGGAAACTCCACATATGGCCAAAGAGTAGGCGGCCAAACAAGCGCAGTAAACTATGTGAAGTCACAGCTCCAAAAAGGATTGATAAGCGAAAATGAAGCATTAGCAATCTTAAGCGAGCTAGGAATAAAGTAGGAGAGAAAACATGGCTATAAATTGGGAAGAACTCGAAAAAAAGGCAAAACAGCAAGCGCAAAGAGATCTATCGCGTAACGGCGGAAAAAATTACAAAGGCTCGGCAAGTGCCGGTCTAGCCGTGAACACCGCAGCCCTGAAAAAGAAAGAAATTCCGGTTAATACTGCCAAGCGAACCAAGCCAAAAAACAAGCGCAAGCTTGACGCAGGTGCGAAGGCAATTCAAACAGAAGCGATCAAGACGAATGCTTTCCCTCAGGCAGCCGTGCGATTCAACGAAAGAATTCTTAATGACGGAATACTTGCACCAGTGAGTATTCCGTATCAAATTGCAACAGGAAAAAAGCTTCTTGATTTTGGCTTCGAGCCGGCAAATGAGTCTGCTCAAAAAGGTGCAGCTATCGGAAACTTCGTTGGAACAGCCGCCGCATACGGAACCGGTTACGGCGCAGCAAACAAAGCAATCACAAAAGGCGCGGGAAAACTGCTTGCTACCGATGAAGGCAAAAAAGCAACCGCAAAGATTATAGGAAGTAAGCTCGGCCAAAGAGCAGGGAAGGAAACAGCGGGAAAAGTTGCAGAAGGTCTGGCAAGGAACCTTGTGGGCGACGCTACCGTCGGCACATTGATGAATCTTTCTGCCGCACGCGGCGAAGGCTTGCAGGGAAAAGAACTCGCAAAGGACATGGCTGTAAACGCTGCCTTTGATGCGGTACTCGGCACAGGGTTTGAATTCGCACCTATGGCACTGAAAGCCGGAAAGAACGCACTGAAAAATACGAAGCTCGAACCGCGGCTCGTCGATGGAAAAGTAAAGAATGTACGAGTAAGACAGCAGAACCCGCAGAATACCACCTATAAGGTGAGCCGTTCAGGAAACGTAAACGAAAGGCTTGGCACAAAGCTGATAAATGAAGAGCTCGGAGAGATTCCAAGAAATGTGCAGAATACACCGCAGGAGATTCCGTATGCTAAAAGAGCACTCGCACCGGAAGCCCAAAAGAAAGTTTTTGATGCGGTTGAAAATCGAAGCGGTGCAAAAATTGCCTTTGCAGATCTTCCAGAAGGAGTAGACGGCACTTATCAAAATGGCGTTATTACCATTTCAAACAGCGCAGCGAACCCGGCATATACAGTCCTCAAACATGAGCTCACGCACCACATTGAAACCTCCGGACATTACGCAGAACTTTCGGATTTTATCCAAAATTCCATGCGTGATGCAGGTTACAATGTCGACCAAAGCATAAACGATATTATAATTGACTATGCCAAGATGGGAAAGAATCTCACGGCTGAAGAGGCGCAGAAGGAATTTACAGCAAAATTCGCAGAAGAATACCTTTTCAATTCCGAAAAGTCCATTGAGAGACTGGCAAGAGAAAATCCGAACATCTTCAGACAAATTTATGACTGGATTGTAGACACCGTTCGCAAAATCGGAGCGTCGGAAGAAACAAAGTTCCTGATTGACGCTCAAAGAAAATACGAAAAGGCGCTAAGAACAGTCGGGAAAACAGAAGATGCCGGCACCAAGTATATGTTCTACAAAGCTTCTTCTGAAGATGTGCTTAAAGCGGAAAAGATGAAAGCGGCCGGAGCAAGCGAAGCGGAGATAAAGGCAAAACTCAATCTTCATCAGGACGCCCGCGGCGAATGGGTAAACGAATTAAGCGACAAAGGTGCAAAAATATATAGTGACTTCGACGCACATCTATACACTTCTAACAAGAACTACAGACGTTATGTCGATATGTGGAAAAGGGGGGATATCTTCAATTCTGACTTTGAAAAACTGGACGAACTGTACGGAAATGTTGCGAGAAGCAAAGGCAACCTTGACCAGATTCTTGAACACGACGAGCTTTTTGCAAAGTATCCGCAGGCGAGAACCACGAGAGTTTCGTTTCAAGACTTACCGGAGGGGACGAGAGGAGGGTTTAACCCAAGCAGCAAAGAAATCTATCTCTCGAACAGTTTGCACGGTGACGATGAGATTGCGGAGGCTCTGCTGCATGAAACACAGCACAATATACAGCGCATAGACGGCAGAAATTCCGGAGCAAATGCAGACTATATTGACCGTGAATATGCGATGCGTAAATTCGGAATGACACCGGAGGAGCTTTATTTAAGAAATGCCGGAGAAGCTGAGGCAAGGCAAACTGCACACAGCAGGCGCATGACGGACGACGAACGAAGAAGCAGAGTGCCGGAAAAAGGAATTGATTTTGTTGACAGTTCAAGCTATTTCCAAGATTATGCTGGAACGCGTTCTGATGGCATCGAAGTATACGAAACCAGCCCGGAGGTTAAAAACCTTCCTACGAAGGAAAAAATAAAACGCTACAAGCAGTACATGGAGGAAGAATACCGAGGGAGAACCGCTAAGTTCACAAAGAATGGGGAAACTTATTATGCAAGATTTGATGATGCAGATATACGGAAGAACATTTATGGCGATAAAAAATCCGACGCAAAAGGAAAAACAGCAAAACTAAATGCTGGAGCTGAGGGCGACATATTTGACTTGATAGAGGGTGCACGTTATCAAAGCAGCTCAGCAGAAAGAGGGAAAAATGGTGTCGCGCACAAAGGCGTAGGAAACTGGGATTACTATGTTAAAACCGTTCAAATCGACGGACAGGTATTTGACGAAGTTGTAAATGTAAGACTAAACAACAAGGGCGAGTATGTTTACAGCATTCAGCTTAACCAAAATAAAAAAACACCGGCTCTTCCCCCTGCGCCTGCCTACAATGACAAGAGTCAAATGGCTACGCTTAAAATCGGGGAGACCACCGATGCTACTAACAGTATACCCACAAACGGAAAAAATGTCAACGAAAAAACCTCGTTTTCTGTAGGGAACAGCTTAAGACAAGAAGATTTGCTAAACAGACTAAAAACAGCCTCCGAATCCCTTTACGGCGAGAAAGGAAATAAATATCTGCAGCTACCTTACGCATCGGAAATTCCGGTAAAGAAAACGGAGCCGCAGCCTATTCCATATGCACAGAAAGAAACGCCGCAGCCAATCCCTCATGCGGACACTATCCCTAAAAAGAGGAACGTCGCTTCGGAATCTCCGGATATCACAACAGACGAACGCTGGGACTATATGCTTGAAACTGCGCCGGGCGAGCGACACGCAAGGAAGCTCACGGAGGAAGAATGGACCAGTCCGAAGAAACATGCTGACGATAAGTTCAAAGCGGAGCACGGCATAACCGACAGGCAGGCCGAAGTCTTTTATAACGAGCCGAGAACGGAAATCAAAGAATCCAAGAAGGCGCAGCGGTATGAGCGCCGCCAAGTTCGGGAAGCGGATAAAGCGATAAGAGAAGCGCTTGACATCAACAAGTATTCTGACGGTCCATATATTAAGAAGCGCATGGACGAAGCAGTAGAGAAGATGAAAAATGGATCGCTTAGCAAAGCGGAAAAGGAACAACTTTTTGACGATATGTTCGCAAACGGCATCAAGATTGATGGTGAATTTGCAACGCAATACCAAGACCTCAAAAAGGTTCTCAGAGAGACGCCGATAAAGGTAAGCGAAAACATCAAGAAGAACATAGCGGACTTTGGAGACTTCCGCAGAAGAAATGTAAACAAAATCAGGCTGAACGACCAGGAAGGCGTGCAGGCTGATATTTTTTATGATGAGCTTCGAAATACTTACCCGGAACTCTTCCCGGAAGTCAATACCCCGGAGGAAATGGTGGAAAAGATTGCGGAGGTTGCAGACAGTATCAAGATAGCCGAAAAGAGAGTATCTGAAGATATCTACGCCGATGAAATTTATACCGAAGCAAAGAAACGCTTTGACGAGGTTATGGATAACCTCGAAAACGAAGTAAACATCGTCAAGAAAAACTCTGAAAAGCACAGAAGCGACATTACTATTGACCAGATGCATGAGTTCATAACCGACCTCGGAAAATTCAAACGCGAAGCCGAAAAGATTAAAAGCAAAGTCATTCTTAACGATGAAGACCGAAAGCTGAAAGATATGCTCCTGCAAGGACAGATGACGCCGGAAACGCTCCGCAAGTTTAATCTTAACGCGAATAACATTATCGAAGTATACAACGCAGAAAAACCTGTGTTTGAAATGAAGAACGCTCTCACAAAGCTCGGCGACAAGACAAAAGAAGGCTACAGAGAAGCGGCAAGGCGGATTCTGGAAGGAAGCGAAAACTGGAAAGATAAGAGGATGGGCTTTAGATATGACCGCGAAACTCCTGAAAGAAACTTTGTTGATATTGCAGGAAAAGCGGAGGGAGAAAAAATAATTAGAGAGTTCATCACTCCGATTCACGAACACGAAGCAGCAGCAACGCGCATGAAGAATGAACTTCGTGCAGTAGTGAAGAAACTAAAAATATCAAGCAAAAAAGCTTACGACTTATCCGGCATTGAAATTGAAGCACCGGGGCTCGATAAGACACAAAAGGCTACAGAAGCGACTCTTGTGCAGCTTTACGGCGAAAAACTGATCCGAAAAGAAGACCTCGAATTCCTCGGAGCAGATGTAGGAAAAATTGAAAACGCAGTGCAAACGCTGCGCGGCATCTATAATCAGCTCATTGAAAAGGCAAATAACGAACTGATTAGGCACGGTTATGAACCGATAGAGTTCAGAAAAGACTACTTCCCACACTTCTCAGAAGATAAGCCTGACGGCATGATTGCAAAAATCGGAAGTTTCTTGAGAATTGACGTCAAGAAAGATGAGCTTCCGACCGACATTATAGGATTGACGCACATGTTCAAGCCGGGTAGAAAATGGTTCGGAAACGCCCTTCAAAGAACCGGAAAGACGACGGAGTACAATGCGGTAAAAGGATTCGACATCTATATCGAAGGCGTTGCTGATATTATTCACCACACAGAGGACATCCAGAAACTACGAGCTCTTGAAAGCGAGCTCCGATTCAAATATTCGGATGATGGAATCAAAGCACGCATAAAAGAAACAAAAGAGAAAGGGTTATCGCGCGAAGATGAGGAAAAAGAAATCCTTGATATTTTAAGAGCGGGCGATACAAAGCTGGGCGGGCTCGCGGTATGGCTTCAAGACTATACAAATCAACTTGCAGGGAAAAAACCTCTTTCGGATAGAATTGCAGAAGCAAAGATAGGGAGAGTTTATTATAACGCAACAAAGGCAATCGAAAGCCGCATTGCAGCAAACATGGTCGCAGTCAACTTTGCTTCTTGGCTTACTAATCTTATCCCACTTGTGCAGGCAAGCGAGATTTCGCCGAAGTATGTCATAGAAGGGATCGCGCAAACGGTTGGGAATCGCTTCAGAAAAGTAGATGATATTACAGACATCTCGTCATTTCTCACAAACCGAAAAGGAAGCAACGTACTATGGAAGTCAAATCTTGAAAAAGCGCAGGACTTCTTAACCTCTCCGATGCAGATGATCGACAACTTCACATCGGAAGCATTGGTGAGAGCGAAATACGCAGAGCAGCTGAAAAAAGGAGTGCATCCTGAAGAGGCAATAAAGACCGCAGACCGATTTGCTGCAGACATAATCGCGGACAGGTCCAAAGGGGCACTACCAATCACATTCAACCAAAAGAACCCGATTAAAAAGATTTTGACGATGTATCAAGTTGAAGTAAATAACCAGTGGTCGCATCTTTTGAAGGACATTCCACGAAGCAAGGAAAATGTGGCGCAGGTCGCGCTTGCCTTCACGAACTTCGCGGTCGGAGCGTATATCTTTAATGATGTATACGAAAGGCTTGTCGGACGAAGGCCCGCACTCGACCCGATTAGCTGGGCTAATGATTTTGCCGGAGACGCCACAGGAAAGAAGCTGCCGAACTTTACGGAGGCACTGGAAAATGCGATGAAAGGGCAGGGAATATCATTTGAAGAGGTAGACACCAAAAGCGGCGGTGGAACAATAGCAAGCTTTGGCGAGAATGTCGCACAGGACATTCCGTTTGTGGGTGGACTGCTTGGCGGTGGGCG